TTAATGCTTGTAATAGCTGCAGCATTAACTGAAGTAAGTGCTGAAACATTTGCAACTACAGTATTAATACTGGTAATTGAATCAAGATTTGTCTGTGTTAATGCTGATACTGCAGCAACATCATTTACTGTTGCAGCAGTAACACCAGAGATAAGCAGATCACCTGTTACTGCAAGAGCAGTACTAACTGAAACTGTACCAAAGTTTTGGTCTGCAGAAACAAGGATTGTACCACTTACAGGTATTGAACTTGATACTGCACCATTAACTGTAATCTTAATACCAGTACCTGCTTCAATAAATTTAACAGTACCACCTGCGGTAGATGGAACATTTGTCAGACCTGCACCATCACCTACAAAGAATGCTGCGCTAACAATACTATTAAATGTAGCAATAGAAGCAGATACTTTAGCAACATTAATTGTTGTATCTTCTAAACTTACAGCAATAGTTGGATTGCCCTCAGTACCATCACCATTAGTGATTGCAATGCCTGCACCAGCAGTTAAAGTTCTACCGTTTACTTCTCCACCGCTTACAGCAACAAGACCTACAACACCAGTAAGATCAGCTAGATTATTTAGTGTAGATGCATTAGCAGTAAGAGTTACACCATTAAGCTGAAATGTTCCATTAATGTTAACAGTAGAATTACTAAGCTGCAGTCCTGAGTTTGTACCTGATCCGTCTTGAACAGTCTGTACTGTTCCAGTAAGTCCAGTATTATTACTTCCTACTTGGAGAAGCTGCTTATAACTATTTGCAATTGTTGATCCAGTAAGTGTTGCCATTATATCATATTCCAATCAGTGTCATAATTTTCCCAAGTATTAGTAGCATTATTCCATACTAGATTTCGATCATTATTCAATGGTGGGCGTGGATTACGAATACTCTCGTCATCTCGTACATTAGCAGTCCTATTCTGCGGATGATTCTTTAGATCATATGCTCCATCATAATCTGTAGGGCATACAAGCATACCATAACTATTCATCTTCAATACCCTATGAGGATACTGAAAACCACAAGTGTCACATATTGCTAATGCTCGCTTGTTGCTTGCCATAATTATACTTTATTTAATCGTGGTAGAAAATAGGCACTTGCTCTTTCTCTGTCTTCGTCCATTGCTCTTGAAAGTCTTTCTTCGTATTCCATCTTTAAAAACTGAATACGTGAACCATCTACACCGGGTCGCTTCATTGACATAAAGTATGATAGACCTGCTGTAAGGCAGGGAAGAAAACGTCTCGATACATCAGCAATTTGTACAGCAGACTTATTAACATCTTGTGTATACTTTATCTGTTCTAGTTTAAGAGTATCTGTTGTATTTTCTGGTACAGGCCAGAGGTAAAGAGTAGGGTTAGCGCGATCACGGCGAATAGCATACTGTGTAGGTCTTCCCTTTTGACTCTTTCGAGGTATCTTGAGATACTCTTCCATGCTAATTCTTTCAAGTTGTAAATCAGTATTATCTCTACTTAATACTGCCTCTGTAATATCTATTGTGCTAGAGGTAAGAGCATAAGCTGTAACGCTAGTAGAAACTGAAACTACTGTAGTACCAGCAGTCCATAGAAGGATTCCTCGATTCTGCCAATCCTGTAAAAGAAGATTAATTGAACGACGAGCAGACTTAGGTTCATGTCCTAATGTCTGTTCACCACCAATCATTTCCATTGCTTCTTGAATAACTTCATCAATATCCATTGAGAAGTTATATGTGCCGCTGGTACTCATTAGAGTTATCCTTAGTCGTTATACTCTACAATCTTACCCGGTTCATAATCTACAACAACATCTTGTTCTGCACCTTTAACCTGTGGACCTTTACGTGCAGCACCAAAACCCTGACCTGTAGGTTTACCAGTCATCTTTAAAACGTCCTCTTGTGTACGAGGATTTTTAATCCAATTATACGTATACTCTTTTACTGCCATTTTTAATTCTCCTGTTAACTTTACGTTTAGTTTTTCTTTTCTTACTAGGTACTTTAGTAATCTGTTGTGGTATACTTGATCTACCTATAGCCATCTAACACTTCCATCTCTTACGTGCTTGGCGTAATCTTGAATTAGGATTTTTAGCAGCTTTGGGAAACTGTTTCATTTGTCCTGCACTACGTGCACAGTAACTCTTTCTGCGTGCTGCTCGTTTACCTGTAGGATTAGATTCAGTTACAGCAGTCTGTAATTTACTACCGGGATTTTCTCTGCGGTACTTAGCTACACCCTTTTCAGTCATGCCTGCTCCTTGTTTGGTAGGACGCTTCTGTCCACCGCCAATAGTATGACCCTTCATTCCCTTACCAGTAGACTTACGTTTCTTTTTTACAGCCATTACTTTTTCCCACGTGTTTTAGTGCTAGTTTTAAAAGTACGAACCATAGTAGGCTTACCACCTACACCTTGCTTAACTGCTCGCTTACGTTTTACTGCAGATGATTTCTGCCCTGCTGTCATACTCTTTGCTTTTGCAAGTGGCACACACTTAGGATATTTACGCTTTGTATTCTTGGTTGACTTTCTTCCACAGGGTTGATACTTTCCGTCCTTCTTTGGTGCACCAATATCAACCCACTTCTCGTCTACCCATTTGCGTAAACCACCACCTGCTTTCTTCTTTACAACTTTTTTCTTTTTATTTCCACCCGGCTTTACCTTGCCACTACAAACAGCAGACGCATACATATTTGCATAAGCTGATGGATATACATCAAACTTACGCTTTGCTGCAGCTTTACCCTTTGGACATAGTTTAGCCACGTTTCCTTTTTTCCTTACTCTTTCCTGCCTGACTTAATGCAATTGCCACCGCTTGCTTCTGAGGATACTTTTCCTTTTTCAGCTTACGAATGTTTGCACTAACTGTCTTTTGGCTTGAACCTTTTTTAAGAGGCATTACATGTACAGTCTATTCTGACAACCGCCCTTGCTTTTTTTACTTTTACTCTTTGATGATTTGGATGACTTAGACATTTTACCCATAGCCATTTCCTGTTGCTGAGTGATAGCACCGCCATCTTTGTACTTCTTAACTTTACCAACACCCATCATTTTCTTTTTACCATACATTGTAGTTTTCCTTTCTTAATTAGTATTAGGTATTAAGTTGTTGTCTGCACCTGCAGGACTTGCAGGAGTTTGCATATCATCGCGTCTTGTTCTACGTGCCTGATTGCGCTGTAGTTCAAGAACTTGACCATACTTCTGTTCATACAACTGAGCAGCAGGCCAATCCTTTTGGAATAACATTGCTTCAATCATTGATGCATTGAACAGTAAATCATAACAGTAGTCAGAAAAATAGTTTGTCGGTGTAGCAGAAGTAAGAGTAGTGGGTCTGCTCACATGTACTATCTGTCCACTGTACGTAGAAGCAGGTGTAGGTGCAATTAATACTGTACTATTGTTACGAGGAGAATAATATCGTGGCTCTGCAGTTGAAGCTGAAACAGGCCAGTAGTCATTTAGATATTCATCTGTTCTTTGAAGCAGATTAATTTTTGTAGCATTACTTGAAATATTAATATTTTTTATAACACGTGTACCTGTAGGAAGAGTAACAATATTATTACCCAGACTTACAGCAACAGAAGTGTACGTTACCAAACCATAGTCATCTAGGTCTTTGGTAAGTCTTTCTTCTGCACGATTGACCATATTAGGTACATAGTTTAAAAACTCTGTACCGTCATTCTCACATGCATTAATAATATCATTTACAAGATATGTGTAATTAGCCATAGAATACTGCTACCGTAGAAGCGGAAGTAGGAGCAGAAACTTTTATTGGACCATTCATACGAATGCCAAATTCAGGAACATACACTTCATTTACATCATTGTTTGTTGTATTTACAAACTTAATATTGTTGCCCTTGAGTGTTCCGTGCTCATCTGTAGATGTACCTGTAATTAAAAAAGTACCTACACCTGAAGAATGAATAGCACGAACACGTGTATCAGCAACTGTAACGCTTGAAGCAACATCCACAACTGCACCACTGCCTGTTACAAAACCCTGTCGAATGTTGGTTGGCATTTATTTTTTCCTTTAGACATATAATAAAACTAGGTTTATTATACTTCATAAAACCTAAATACAAAAGAAAGAAGGGCAGGGAAAAAATAATTTAGTTTTCTTTCCCTACCCTTTACTTTCTTTAGTTTATTATGGTACTATTAGGAAGAACCTGAAGCACCATAAAAACCACGCCAGTCGGACCAGCCAAAGCTGTAACGCTCACGTGCCTTGAACCGAAGATTACCTGTATCAAAGTCAGGTTCCATCTTGGTCTGTAGTGGTGCGCGAACAAACATCTTTGTACCATTTGGTGCGTCTGTCTTTAAGAACCAAGCATTTGTATCAGTGAAACGATGGTTTACAAAGAAACCACCGGGAACTAGACCCTGATTACGAATGCTGTTAATGTCATTGACATTAGTAACACCAGTTGTGCTGTTAGTAGCAGTGGTGGTGCTTAATGTGCTGTTTAGAATCTGATCTGCAGTAAAGGCAAGATCAGGTGGAATGTGAAGAGACTCTGCACGAATACCGATTAGAATACCACGATCATCCTGTGCTTTGGAGATAGTGATAAGAGCAGATTCGAGAGATGCTTCTGAAAGATCGGTAGCGTCAAGATCATTGTCTTGAACACCACCATCAATGACTGGATGGTTGTCACTGAATAGTGGCTGACCATCACCACCAAGATAAGCATTGCTAAAGCCGTTATTGAAAACGTCTGCAGCTTTTACCTGCTTGGTGTTTGCCATTGAACGAGCAAGACCACGTGCACGTAGTTTGGCAAATGTGTCATAGAGGTTGTCTTCCATTGCCTCTTCTGTAATTGAGAAGGCTAGACTGATTGTCTCGTGTGTGTAACGAGCAGTGTAGCTTTCTTGTGCGTCATCATACTGGACAGCAGCACCTTCACTCTTAACAGGTGCAGAACCAAATCCAGTAAATAGAACTTCTTCCTCAAATGCACGATCTGAATTTTCAATATCGAATAGAGGTGCATGTTCATTATCAACATCACCATACTCAAGACCGAAAACGGCATTTAGACCGGGAAGAAGCTCTTTAGCAATACTAGCGCGATTAATAGCCATTATTAATTACTCCTTTCCCTTACTTAGTTTACTGAAGCATCAGCAGAGATATATGCATCCACATGCTTCAAGATACGAACTTCCAGCTTGGGGAAGGCACGCTCTGTATTAACAGCAATGTCGTTACCCGGTACATCAAGAACTGCAATTGGACGAAGCATTGCATTTCCTGTTGTACGAGTGCTGGCTTTAATTCCAAACCCTGACTTGCCAGTAAAGGTAGAACCTGCACCAAGTGTAACATTAAAGTTTTGTGAATTGATATCTCCAGCAGAAACTGTTGCGTCTGCCTGAACAATAAATGTTGCCTGTGGATTATCAACAACAGCAGCATATGCTTCTGTTACTGAAGTATTAGCTGGCCAGTAAGTTGACCAGCTTGGTTCACCATTAGCAACATAACGACAACCCATGAAAACACCCATGGCTTTCTGAGTTGTAGTAGTTAGAACTTCAATATTCCCAGCATTGTTAACGACGATATCACCAGTAAAAATGTTAGTGTCATAGGCACTCGCAATTGGATAGTCATTTGTGGCTTTGCTGTTTGGTGCACCACCACGAATGCGGGAAGGAGTAAGTCCATTTAGTGTCTTAGTAGTAGTCATAACACTATGTTCCTTTCCTTGTTAAATACATTGACAAACAGGAAAACAAACTAATCTTGAAAAGACGCTCGCCGTCCTGTTGTAATTTTTGATCGACTAGAGTTAGAGATAGGCATACGAGAATCAGAGCTGTTCATTAGCTGCATGTTAACAGCTTGTACTGCCTCTCTACTCTTGTTTTCATAAAACTCTTGACGAGATTCAGCTAGGTCAGTAGGCATTTTGCCTAAAGCCAAGTCTCCACGACAGACCGCTCCTGCATATCGTCCTTCTTCCCTCACGACGGAAGATATAAGCATTTCAGGAACTTCTTCCTGACTGACTAATTCCCAACCTTCGGCTAAACGCTTGCCAATGTTTTGAATGTCGTCTTGTCCCTTCAAAGTAATTCGCAGCCAGCGAAGAGACATTCCTTCACTCTTAAAACGGTTGCGAACTGTGTCAGGAATATTTAACCAATTTGGTTCTTCAAAAACTCTACGAGTTTTATTTTCCCTCATGCTTGATTCTCGTGATGTTGTGTTTCGTGTCATTGTATTTGTCCTTCCTTATCCACGCTTAACTATAAACACTGGTGTATTCGCCATCAGCCTGTTCGACCTTTAGCTTTTCAGCAGCGTACTTTTCAAGTGGTATACCCCATTTATTTGCCAACCTTACATCTTCTTGAGTAAGTTTGACTTTATTGCTACTCTGAGAAGTTTTTGGTGTGCGTGACGCACCCGCTACCACTTGAGCAGAACTTGTAGTCGTGTCCTGCAAACGAGGTGTTTCAGGTTCAGAGTTAATATCCTGAAACTTGTGAGGATAACGCTGACGTAAACGATTGTCAACTTCCTCGTAAAAATCATCATCTGAAGGATCATAACCTTCACCCTTCAGTTCTTGGTCAATAGTAAGAGCAGCGGCAGTCATAATCTGATCCTGACCAAACCATGAATTTTTAGTTGCCCATTCTACTGCCTTTGGATCGTACTCTTGAGTCTGTTGTTGCTGTTGTGCAACTTGTGCTGCTTGCTGCCCATTTGACTCTAAAGCACGATTGTATTCTTCCCAAGCTGCCTTCTGCTGTTCAACACGATTTTTTTCTGCATAGGCTTTGCTCATGCTTTCTTGTGCTGTCAGCATTCCGTCAGTATCACCTGATTCAACGGCTTGCTTGTATAACTGTTTAGCTGCTTCAATGTTTGACTCTAATTGACTCTCAGTACTGTCAATAGAATTTTTTAAACTTGAAGAAAGCTGTGTATCTCTTTCCTGTACAGCCGAACGTAGATTATTAATTTCACTACGTAGCTGTTGTAATTCTTCATCGCGTTCTTTACGCTGACGAATTAACTGTCTAATTCTTTTCTCTGCACCCTTGGTCTGAATACCATCTAGTTCTTCAGGTTGTTCTTCTTCTTTTTCTTGCTTCTTCTCAACCTTCTTAACTTCTGGTGCAGCTTCTAATTCTTCTTCAACTTCAAACTCAACTTTAGGAGTTTTGTCCTCATCTGAATTTACGTTAACTGTTGACCATTCTTCACTCATTGATATATTTCCTTTTTCTCTTACCCGTTAGCAGCGAATCTAACGTATTGGTTTAATCTACCCGCTGTATTAGTATATTACAATAAATTATTATAAGATACAAATTTAATTTGAAAGATGATATGTAGGATCAAGTAGACTTGGTTTTTCAACTTTCATAATTACTTGATCATCAAAGATAAGAAGTAGCTTCATACCCTTGTACATAAACTTCTGTCCTGAATACTTTGCGTAACAAATATAGTCACCTACTTCACACCATGCTCCGTTAGGAAACTTGTCTTCGTCTTTGTAAGCTAAGTCACCTTTCTTTAAAACTTTAGCAACGGTAGTGAGGTAAGCTACATCGTCCTTTACTTTATCAGGTAGAATAATACCACCTTTTGTCTTCTGCTTTACTGCTACTGGAAGAACCAGTAGATGAAAGCCGGGAATGCTTGGCAAACTTTTAAGGTCTACCTTTACTGCACTCTCGTCTGTTACCCAATCAGCAGCATCAACTGCCTTATCCATTCGTACTGCTTGCATCTAGTCCATATCCTCCTCTTCATAGATACGTTGTTTTACAATGTGCTTGAGGCATTCAGTTGCCCATTCCACACCTTCAATCACACCCACTGCGTGACGATATTCATCGTAACTTGAAGCGTTACCATATGCAAGAGAATTTTTTAAGTCTAGTATTTTTTCTTCGTACTTTAAATTCAACTCATCCCAAAAGTTCAAAACCTATTATCCCCTACGTGCCTGTCCAATAAAGTTAGTTAACATGTCTGCTGCTTTCAGTGCCTTGTCCTTGTCAATGCTTGCTTCTGTCTTGGCAAGATCAATAAGAGCATCCAAAGCTGCAATTGCTTTCTTTGCATTACGATCCAGTTCTTTTTCTTCTTTTGCACTAGAAAGGTTAGCACCTTCTTTGAACATATTCAACTGAATTTCCATTTCCTTTAGATCAAGTTCACGGTTCTTATTAGCAGCAGTAGCAGCTTCCTTTGCCATCTGTGTTTGAACTTTCTGTTGCTCAACACCCAGACGCTGCTGTTCAATCTGAACCATCTGTGCTTCAGGTGTAGCTGCCATTTGCATCTGTGCTGCAGCTTGATTTGCCTGTGCCACCTGTTGTGCAGCAGCGGCAATAACCTGTTCCATAAGACGTGGGTCTTGTACGTCCACACCTGCAGCAGCAGCTTCAGGTCCGTACTGTGCAATCATTTCTTTTGACACACCACTAATCTGTTCCTGATACTTCATTATCATATGTTCCTGAATGTTTGCTTGCAGTACAGGAACAATACGCTGCATCATAGGATTAGCACCATTCATCGGGTCTTGAATGTACATGGTCTTTACCTGAATATGTGCGTCATGGTTCTGACCCATGAATGCCTGAATTGGCATACCTTTAACTGCAGCCTGAATATCACTGACAGGATCAAGAGGCATTGGTGAAGGCTTTTCAGGCATGATCTTGTCCAGATTAGGAATGTTTGCTGCCTGAAGAATTGTCTTGTTAAGTTCTTCCACATTGAACATACCGGGAGGTGCTGACTGAGACAACTGCAGTGCAAGCTGTGCCATCATCATACGGTGTGCAGAGGAAGGAATATTAGGATCAGATACAGGAATAATATCAATCCTGCCATCAAAGTCATTACGATAGATATTAAGTGTACCGTTTGGAATATCTACCATTGATTCTTCAGGTAGATATTCATAGTTAATTCTACTTAGTAATTTAAATTCGTCATGTTGTGACTTATGTAGTCGTTTGTGAATTGCACTAAAGAATTTGCTGCTTGCTTCCAACAGTGCCATTGTTGTGCCAACAGGACCGTAACTTGCTGCATCTGAAATAACCTGTTCGGTTGTGTCGGCAAACTTCTGTGCAGTAGCAGTAACAAAGTTAAGCATCTGAAACAAAGTCTGTGAAGGTTCTTTGTATGGCAGATTGATGATCATCTTGGACAGATCATTACCTGTAGCTTCAACTTCTCTAAACTCACCGGGAGCAATAGGATCATTGTCACCTACAATACGTAAACCCTTCGCCTTAAAGCCGCCGGGTAGGTTTGCAAACTGACCTGCATCAACCAAGCTACGCATTGCTGCAGTTGCAGTCATGGTAAGATTACCAAGGAAATGAATCAATCCTAGACCATAAAAACCAAAACCGGGAACAAAACGATAATGAGTAAAGAAGATTTTCTTTTCTCTGCGCCGATCATCTTTATTGTAGTTTCTGCGAATAGACAAAACCTTACGGCTCTGTTCTTCAATGGTAACAATATAGGGAAGAGACAAACCATCATCGTCTGCAAACTTACCGGGCAGATCAAGATAGCAGTGCTGCTCAAGAAGAACGTACTGTGGATCGTGACTACCAGAAGGAGACAGACCCATAATTGTATCCATCTTCTGACTGATAGGAGCAAACTCTGGTGTACTTGCTTCAGGTAGGTCTATGTCTGCGTACATTCCTGCTGCCATGTCTCGCTGCATCTCTACTGGTGAGCGATAGATAACATGCGTGTAGCGATCTGCTCTGCGTAGATCGGTAGCATAATAAGACACATAGAACTGGTCAATAGGAACAAACTCTGATACAGGTCGGTTTAAACTGCTGTCAAAGTAAATCTTTTTAAATGCTGATCCAATAAGCGGCAGGTGAAAGAGCATACGCTCAAACTCGTCAAAGTACTCAGGCATTTGTTCAGTGATCTGATAGTTCATAAAGTCTTTGACTCTATGGCTTTGCTTTTCTTTTTCTTCTGATACTTCACCAATGATCTGGGACTTTACTGGTCCACTGGCAGGAAACAATTCCTGTGTTGCCTTTGACTGAAACTTAACTGCTGACTCAATAAGGATTGGATGAACTGCAGTACATGCACCTTCAAATGGTTCTGATGCTTCTTCCAGCTTTAGACCTAACAGATCAAAGCCACGTTCAAACATACTTTCCCATTCTGCTCGACTGTCCTTGTCTGCAGTAAAGTTGTCATGTACTTGAATGGCAATGTCTTCAAGAGTTTCTTCGTCCAGATCGTCTACCAAGTTTCTAAAAAACTCTTCGTCCTTTTCTTCGATCTGTTCGTCAGACAAGCCTTCATCTAAATTACTCTTAAACTCTACTACAATACCACCATCACTAGGATCGTATTCCATGCTTGCATTTGAATCTTCACTCTCAGTTTGAATCTCTACGACTGAAAGTTCTACTGAAGGAATAGGATCAAAAGGATTGCGTTCAGTTGCCATGTTCTATATTGCCTTTGCTGTATAGTTGTAAGGATTACGTTCTACCACAGAACCACCTTTCTTATATCCCATCCAATTACGCATTTGTTTTAAAGTGGGATTTTTAAAAGTTTTTTGTTCTACCTTGGTTTTTGTTCCGCCTAAAGGGGTATAAGCAATAATCCTATCATCTTCTACTTTATATGTAAAGTCTTTGTTTTTACTGTCTGCTCGTAATAAACTATAACCATGGTCTTCTAAAAATTGTATTTGTTTTTTAAAATTTAATCTACTACTTAGATTAACATCAGGATAATCTCTCGTAGTCTCCTCTTTATTAATACGATTACTTGCCTTACTTGCTTTACTTGCTGCTCTACCTCCCGGTATATTTTCTGCGCCAACAAGAGCAGTTGCTAAAACTCCTGCAAGCATAGCTTCAGCATCACCTTCTGATACTCCTGTTTGTAAATCTTTTCCTGCAGAAGACAAAGCAGCAGGTACATCTCGTAAATCAAATAAACTTAAAAGTCCTTCTAAAGGAGCAGCGGCAGGACCAAGAGCAGCACGTGCAGCTTTATCTCCCTTAGAGAAAACATTTGATAACATTTCTTTAAGACCTTCCAAACCTTCCTTTGGTGCTTGAATCTTTACAGATGGTACATTACTACCACCTATAGGAAGGTTTTTAGGTGTTTGTCTTTGTTCTGCCATTTAATCTATACCTTATGTGTGATAAACAAAAATATAATCTGCTACTGTTTTACCTACGCAGTCCATACCCAGATCAGCAACAAGGTAGTCTGCTATTTCCTGTTGTGTAGTACCAAATCGTTCACACGTATTTTTAATTTCAATATTGATTACAGGTTTTGTACGTTTGATTGTTTCACTTGCTCCCTTGAGAAACTGTAATTCAAAACCTTCAACGTCCACTTTAATGTAATCAATCTTTTCAAAGTCAAAAGAGTCAAGTGTCTTTAGTACTGCCTTGTACTCTCCCTGTTCTACATTCGTAGTGATTGAAGCAGTACCGCTGTTACCTTCCGCAGCGTACTCCAGTGCAATCTCTACGTCATTCTCTGCTCCCAGTGCATAAGGTAGTATTTCAAATCTATCACTAGGAAAACCTGACAGATTACGTGTAAGACATTCTCTGTGTATTTCAATTGGTTCAAAACAATAAACCTTATTGAACTTGTTACACAAGTCTACTGCCCATGTACCTACATGACTGCCTACATCCAATGCAACATCAAAGTCATCTACAAACTGTAAACTTCTTATTCTGTGTGGCTTTTGATACTCTTCTCCTGAAAAGTGATCATCGTTGACAGGAAAGTAAAAGTCCTGCCTCTTTTCTAAAACGTGTTCTTGCATATATTAAAAACCGCGAAGTGCCGCTCCTGCTCCCTTACCATTAAATCCTTTACGCTTTTTAGCCTTAGCTACCTTACCACCTTTTTTTAAACCACCAGTAGTTTTTGTTGTTGTGGTGCTAACACCCAAACCTTTTGTTCCTGTCATCTGTTCATCTTCAGCAGTCTTAGGAGCAGGAACTACTTCTTCATTCTTATCGTCATCACCCTCACTAAGAAGTAAACCTAGTGGACTTAGACCTTTAATTCCTTTTCTTCCTACTACTGCAGGAATTAAACCCATAAAATCTGTAGCTTTTAAGCCCATTGTCTTATTTTCCCTGTAAAGCAAATGTGATAAAAAATACTATAGCATTAAACTCTCCAATATGCAACACGTTTCTGCCTGCGTGGATTAACATCGTCCTCCCAGTCCGGGTCTTCAGGATGTTCCAAGCGCCAACTGTCCTTGACATAATGTATTGCCATGGTCATTGCGTCCACCTGATCATCATGTCTGCCATAGGGAAACAGTATCATTTCCTCGTACAATTCTCTTGCCCATTCTTTTCCCTTTGGTAACCACACTCTTCCTGCTTCCAACAAGGGAGAAGCAGTAAATACTCTTGACACTTTGTCCTTGTCAGGCATGTACTCCAAGACAGGAAGACCACTTCTTCTCATGTCCTGTATTAGCGACTGTCCACTTGCTTTCTTTTCTACCACACAAATATCAGGCTTATGCTTTTGATATTCCTGTTGTGCAATACGTCTTAGATCAGGGTATTCAAATCTACCACGTACACTACCCAGTAGCAACAAATTACTTGCTACTCCCTCTATACCGTCCTCACTATCCTCATGGAAATGAAACACTCCCCACGTCTGTATAACACTGTAGTCTGCTGTTGTCTTTGTACTAAAGGCAGTATCATAAGTTTGCATGATAAAGTCACAGCTTGGTGGTTCTTCGTACTCCCACCAGTTGATCCAGTTCTTCTTGATAAGACTACCCTCATCAGGTGTGGGGTTTTGCATGTACAAGCTTTCCCAATACTTCGATCCATTGGTTGCCTTAATTTCCATCTCGTCTATTCGTAATGTTTCATTGTCTTTCCATTCAGGAAAGTAACTTGTACCTTCAGGAAGACCCAGCAGCTTACTGGACTTTTCGTCCAACCATGCAGGTATACTTACTACATTCCATCGCATCTTTGTTTCAATGTCAAACTCGTCCTGCTGCTTTAATAACCAACCACACAGATCATCGTAGTGGTAGCGAGTATTAATAATAATAATTGCACCATTGGGCATAATACGTGTACGAAGACCTGAAGGCCACCATTCCTTTATGTAACGCCTGCCTGCATCAGAGAATGAATCTTCTTCTGACATAACGTCATCAAGTATGGCAATGTGTGCACCACGCCCTGCAATCTGTGATCTTACACCTGCAGCATAGTAACTACCATTGAGGTTTGTCTTCCACTTACCTGCAGCACGAACGTCTGCACGCAGATTAACACCGGGAAACATATTTGTAAAATCTTCAGTGTTTACGATATCACGTACTGATCTACCAAAGTCACTGGACAACTGATCAGAGTGACTGACAGTAAGTATCTCGTGGTTAGGATTTTTACCTATGTACCACGCAGGAAATAACTTGGAACAGATTACTGACTTGCTGCTACGTGGTGGAAGAAAGACCATCAACCGTTTGATCTTTCCTTCCACTACCTGCTGTAACTTATCTGACAGAACTTCAATATGTCTGCCCATGTGCCAGTCAGTAATTAACGTAGGTGCTACCTTACGAACAAAAGTAAGAAAGTCATCCTTTGCCTGTTGCTGCACCATAACATTCAAAGTATTTCTTATACTCAAAAGAATGTTATAGGTAATCTCCTGATCAGATAAGTCCTGTTTATTCTTTTCACTAGCTGTCATTGTTTTTTTCTGTTAGACCTGCAACCATAATGTCTTTACAACACTTACACAGACCTTTCTCTCCGTCTGTATTTGGTGAACAGCTACAGTCATTACAATTACACTGGTATTTATATTTACAATTAGGATTGTCACACATAAGCACCCTCCAATATCTTTCCTTATATCTATATAGAATTAAGTATCCAAGTGTATTGTACCACCCTACCCTGTGGGAAGACAAGGGAAAGAGTTAAGGATGGTGTGATATTTTTGCAACACTTATAATTTATTTTTCCAATACCGTTGTTCTTTACTATTGTATCTGGTATACTACTCTCTATATAGATTATGTTATAGATTAAAATATAGAAAAAAGTATATAGATTAAAATAAAGACTTACAATATCAACTAGGTTAAGACTTTATGATATTGATCTTATTATATCTATATAGAATTATAGCCGGGTAGCGAACCTGTTTAACACACCCTAGTATTTTTTTATTATTATAGCCACCCCTCTCTTGTAAAATAAAACAAAGGGGGGTGTTTTTTTATTTGTAGTTTAAACTACCCTAGTATTTTTGGTAAATATATGACAGTGGCATTATCATATGACGTGCGCACGGGGCATATTTTTTCCGTGGGGGTACGGCAAATTAGATGCAGAATTGCATGTATATATACAGTCAATTATATATGTAAATTTGCATATACTTTTGCATATACTTTTGCATGTATCTTTGCATGTAAAGTTAGACGCAAAAGCGCAGGAAAATTTATATGCATAATTGCATATATTATTGCATGCATCTTTGTATGTATCTTTGCATGCATTTATTTATACACTTTCCGAGGTGTGAAATGGCGGATTTTAGCCAATTTGTCGTATCAGCACATGATGAATCTGGAACGCTTTTTGCAAAGCAATGTTTATGCCAATACGCGATAATTATTAGACAAAAAGGCAAATCTTTTTTTATTTATTTTTACATTCACCCCTTCAAAACCCCTTGAAACACCCCATATCCCTAATGCGGGCGATCCGCGTCCGCGCCGGACCTTTTCCGGTTTTACTAGTAAAATGAGGTTTACAAGATGACCACAAAAGCAAAGCAAGCAATCGCCGCCCGCAAGAATGTAGAGGAAATGGCCGCACAAGATCGCGCCGCGTTCGCCGCTTTCATGCAAAGCAACAATCCCGATAGCGTCCCGGCGCTTCCTGCCGATGTTGCCTCAGCCTTGAATGAAGCAATTGAGAACGAAGCGCGTGCGGGCGAAGCGGCGGCGGAACTACAGTCTGAAAAAACCCAAGTGGGTCAGCAATACCTCGACGTTATCCAGTCAATGTCCGGCGATGGATATACGATTGACGAAATCGACGTGATCATCTCAAAAGCCTTTGGTTTTAAGCATAATATCACGTCGGCTGGCGATACTGGCGGAACGAAGGCCAAACCTCGAACGCTCGGCCAAGTGTTTTCGCAAGTAAGAAAGGTCGAACAAGTTTACGGTTTTATTCCTTCCATTTATTCGGAAAAGAAAAACGATAACACGCTTCGCGCACTATACGCCGCCGCGACTAAGAAAACACCGGACGATACTTTAAGGGCCGCCTTCCAGTCGTGGCGGAAGGCACAAGAAAAACACGGCAGCGCGATCAGCGTCGAGGACGCGGCTACAATCGCCGCGATATTCGCCAAGCTGACTAAGTAACCACCATTAACAAGGCAAGCGATAGGGTGCGGCACTTGTTGCCGCGCCTATTCGCATGCCTGCTTTTCTGTTTCTGTTTTTTCATTTTACTAGTAAAACAGGAGGGACGTTTGACCTTACAGCTTAGACAAGGTCGGGACGGGACGTTAAAAGTCTTGTTCGACAAGCAAGTCGTGGGACGTGTGACGCATACGACTGACGGAAGAGTATGCGTGCACGATATCCGAGACAGCACGCAAGACAAGATATACGCTACGCCAGACCAAGCGTTAGCGCACTTCATGCATTTTGACTGGCGTTCCGTGTTGGGACGTTCCAGTCTTGTTACGTTGGAAAGTCGAGTCATTCGACGCAATGAACACGTCACAAAACGATGGGCGTTTTACTAGTAAAATGAAGGAGATGTGGAAATGAATCAAAGCGAGAGAGAGATACATCTTGCTTGGGACTTGAACGAAGCGCAACAAAACTTTCGTATCTTCAAGAAAGAGATACGTGAATTACTTAAAGATGCGTTAGACGCTGCTGAGATAGATGCAATACCTACTTGCATCAAACGCATCGAAGCTGTAATTAGAAAAACTGAAGACGAATAAGAAAGGAAAATACCATGTTCTATTCAATCGAAGTGTCTAGCCTAAACACCGCCATCATCAATGATATTGTGTGCGGAGAGTTTGCTTCGCTTGCGGACCTTCGCAGTGATGCGTGGTATAGACCGGATGTAATGCGTGAACACGTGGAAACGTGGAACGCGGAAAATCCTTTTTATAAAATAAGTTACACAGTTGACGCAACGTATGAGGACGTTGCCTCTATCAGTTTAACTACGCCAGCAGGTCGCACTATATCGTTTACTTTTGGTGACGATGGTCTACAATATCCCGGCGGTGCGGTCGGGACGTTTACGATTGACTTTGGAGAAAAAGGATCGGGGCAGTTGGCCTTGAACATACTCCAGAATTTGGAGTACTATGATTGTCTTGATCAAATCGATTCGATCAAAACCAGCTTACCGTTTGAGGAGGTATAATAATGTTCAAGACGAATGCTTCGATACGACGTTTCCTGTATCACCAACGATTGACACAACGTGACGCACCGCCTAAGTTGGTGGAGCGTTACGAGTGCTACGTATGGTGCGTAGCAAAGCATGAACACCCTAAGACTTTTAGGGAATGGTTGAACGATTGAAGGGAAAAGACAATGGAAGAATATGAAAGGCGAATTAATGACGCGGCATGGCATTGGGTGTGCATCTCGCCGCGCTATGAAGTGTCAACAGATGTTATGGAAGATTGGGCAAGGGATATTGCTGTTTCCTTCGATCTACCATACTTGTCTGTTAAAGAAGACCTGCAGACAGCAATTAACGAATGGATTATAGAGGATTGATGCAATGAGTAACTACAAATTGATTGGCGTAGGAAACAATGCAAAGACTATCAAGGGTGATGGTAGTGAATATCTCACAGCCATTCTGTATTTACTGCCGGATGATTTTCTATGTCCTATGGCAACGATGGCGGGATGCAAACTACCATGCCTGAATACAGCAGGTCGCGGCGCATTCAATAATGTGCAAGCGGCAAGACACAGAAAGTCTAAGCTGCTGCTACAAGTTCCAGAGGAATTTAATGCCCTCTTGCGTAAAGATTTGGACAAGTTTCAAAAGTATTGTCATCGCAAGGGTATACAGCCTGTAGTGCGACTGAACGGAACGTCTGACTATAACTGGAAAGATATTATAGTAGACTATCCTTCTATTCAGTTCTATGACTATACAAAAGTATATAATAGAGTAGCTAAGAACTGGCCTAGTAACTACCACTTAACGCTGTCTTACAGCGAGGCGAACGATGCATATCGAGACAATGTAGTGCGATACGCCAACGACTACGGTGCTAATATGGCTGTAGTATTCCGTGACAAGAACAGTATCCCTAAGACGTTCTTGGGACGCAAGGTCATAGACGGTGACGCAGATGACCTACGTTTTCTTGATCCTAGCAATGTAGTCGTGGCACTATATGCCAAGGGTAAAGCCAAGAAAGATACGACTGGTTTTGTAGTAGATCATGTCTAAAAAAGATAGGGAATATGTAAAAGATGATTGCCATGTCTGCAAAGATGTGGCAATCATCATTGAGCAGGACAATCTGTATTGTCCTACATGTTACATGCAACTAAAGGAATACGAACATGCTAAGTTCATGGGAAGAGACTATCGAGAACGAGATAAAAGAATGGTATCAAAGTATTGACGATCCATTCTTTCAACATAAACCTTGGCAACATCTGTTCGATGAGGAAAAACAAATGCTTGCTGAGATGTATTGGGAAGACCAACTCAACTAAAGGACCAGTCATGTCAAAGAACATAACGAAGAATTTGAAAGTAGAGAACAAGATTTACAAAGTAAATCCAATCGATGACTTATACCATACTTTGCAAGGTGTGCATGGTAATCGTGACATAAACTACACTAACGTGGACAGATTGAAAAAGTCTGTCGAACGTAACGATGTGTTACGTTTGCGACCAATCGTAGTGCGAGAAGATGGTGAGTCTCTTGTCATTGTCGATGGACAACATAGATATGAGGTAGCAAAGATGTTGTCCAAACCTTTCTTCATCATGATTGATCACAGTCACAATGACATGAACCTCATCAACATGAACACACACCAACGCAACTGGACACTGGAAGACTTTGCAAACTACTGGTCGCAGCGTCCTGAAACAGCAGACGTATACAATATCTACAAGAGATACAAGTCAGAATACACTGTGTCTCATAGTATTCTTATTGCAATCTTTAATAAAACATCCAGCTACAAAAGTGGTAGTTGGAATTTTAAAGAGGGCAAGTTAAGATATGATTCCTTCAACGAAGAGCATGTCAAAGATAGACTATCCAAGATCAAACGAATGCAGAGGTGTGCAACCAATCCTACCTTTGCACACAATGTTATTGGTAAGCAACAGTTTCATGGTGCTTTGCTCGAAGCGTTGGAGAATAGCACGTTTGACTTTGAAAAATTCCTTGACAATCTCAAACGGTCGCGTCATAAGTTTAACTACCTCGCCAATGTGGGTGACTACAAGCGAGAAATCTTCCGTATCGAAAAGAAAAAAGGAAAGGAGTAAGACTATGCGAGTAGGACCAACAAATGTTTTCGGTGTGTCTCAGCTTGTATTGAAGCAGAACACTGTCAAAACTGACAGGGTAAAGGAAAAGTATTTCCACACCGTGAGCGTCGTTGCCATTGATGAGGAAGGCAACGAGCAAGAGATTGCAACCCTCTACAAAGATGGATACGGAGAGGAGAGTCGTATCCTGTTATCCACAGATGTTTAAGTTTCTGTTGTCTGTTGGTGTAATGTGTGCTATTGCAGGTTTGCATGGCACATATTACAACGAATCAGTGCAGGAACATTGGCTTTCTGTTATGGTATTGTTATATGGAATCATGCTTGTACTATGTTCCATATACGTGAGGAGTGTAAGAAAATGATGACGTTTTCTGAGTGGAGAGAAGAATACGAGAGACGTTATGAGCGTCTGCCTCGCTGGTTCTTTTCGCCTCTCCGGTGCAAAGCAGAGTACATTGCCTACTGTGAGCGATGGGAAGAAAAGAACGGAAAAGTATATGACCAAGAATGAGGACAACAACATCGTTCCGGTCGAAGAGTTTTGGCAGAGAAAGGTAGATAGAATACGTACTCTCTATGACTATAAAGTAATAAGCAAGGATGAATATGCCGAAGGACTTGTTCGTCTTGGCTTTCAGATGAAAGACATTCTTGAATCTTTAGAGGAGACAGACTGATGAATATCTTTTACTTACACAACGACCCGCAAGTTTGTGCAGCATATCATTGCGACAAGCATGTTGTCAAGATGATTCTTGAGTATGCACAACTACTATCAACTGCACACCATGAACTTGACGGTGTGCCAGCAATCGAATGTTACAAGTCAACGCACAAGAACCACCCGTCAGCGGTGTGGGCAAGGCAGAGTATGCACCATTACCGCTGGTTGTATAGACTGCTGTCTCACACCTGCCGTGAGTACACTAAAAGGTATAATAAAATTCATGCAACAGAACGTAAGGGTATTGTTTGTAATCTAATGCAACTACCATACGAGCTACGCTCAGTAGGATGGGAAGACCCGCCGCAATGTATGCCTGACGAATACAAAAGTATCAATGTTATCAGGGCGTACCGCAACTATTACATTGGAGACAAAGGAAGGTTTGCGACATGGAAAAATGGATCACCATTCTGGTGGCAGCAACAGTCTTGTCAGGTTGTCTAGCACCTGCTATGTTACTTACTTCTAGTGTACACAGTGTGTTGAATTACACACAACTAGAAGATGTAAAGAAAAGACTTGGCAACATAGAGAAGAAAGAATAACAATGAGTGACAGTTGTTATTCTTATATAGAAAAATTTGACAAAGATAATTACAGAGTTATAATTGTCTCTGTCAGTGAAGATGGACGGGAAAGAACTAGGACTAAACTCTTCCGTTCAATTATTGAAGCAACCAAGTACAAGGAGTTATACGATGTTGGAACATCTTACGACAAAGAACGACCGTGAAATTTTCTTTCCTGTTTTCGAGCAGGAAGTTGTTGGTATCATCAGTGGTCTTGTGTCACAGAACTACAAGATGCTGACCAAGGGTGATGGCTGGACCGATCAAGACACATGTCTGTCTATCGTCAAGTCTAACTACCGTGTCGTTGAGAACGAGGAAGTTCTCATACCTTTGCAAGAACAGATGGTCAATCACTTCGACCCGTCAGTGTTGGAAGATGTACAGATCAAAGATCATATCACCAAGGGTGGTGCAGTCTGCTATGCAGAGTACATTCTACCTAAGATGAAACGCACTGTCGAAACTAGGACAGGTCATACTACAGAGATTGGTCTTAGATATATTATGAAGAATACCTTTGATGGTTCTTCTTCTGTTGTCTTCTATGGTGGAGTGATTGATTTCTTCTGCACCAATGGACAGATTGGTGGGCAGTTTGATGTAGCACGTAAGCGTCACACCAAGAACTTTCAAGTCGATGGTTTTATTCAGGCATTCGATGAGAGCATCGAGCGTCACAAACACATCGTCAATCAGTACCAAGAGTGGGCGGACACTCGCATCTTCGACAGCCGTAAGGTTATGGACCTGTTCCGCACCCTAACCACTGGTACGGTGGACGATCCTAAGAAACGTAATGGTCTGTCGGATCGTCTGTTCGCACAGTACCTTGATGAGGTACAGACACGTGGCAAGAATGTCTTCTCAGTTGTGTCGGCAATGACACACTATGCCAGCCACGGTGATGACGGTCGCTTCGACTTGACTAAGGCAGGTGACAATGGTACACTGTTCAAGCGTCAAGAGCAGGTAAGCAAGTGGCTTGGTAGCAAGGTGTTTGCTGACTATCTTGAAGTAGCATAACAACAAATAGAAAGGATACTGTTATGGTTTACAAGTACAAAGATCATCAAGACATTCCAAACTATATGCGTGCATACCTCATGGAGGTTGTAGACGCAGACTATTTGGAAGAGGTAGACATTGAGGATATCAATAACTTTCTCAACGGTCTTGAAGAATGGGAAGACAACTACGACTTTGAAGTTCCTTCCTACTTAAACCACATCCACTAAGTTGTTGTAATGGGACAGGTTTACTACACCAGTGTAGTAGACTTGTCCCTACATTACCTACCATAGGACTGTTACATATGAACTTTAATGAATACCAAAATAAAGCACACTCAACTGCTGTCTATCCAAAAGAGAAAGCATTTGAGTATCTAGCTACTGGCCTTGCATCTGAAGCAGGAGAGGTTGCATCACTTGTATCTAAGTGGATCAGAGGTGATGGTAAAGCATTACCAATAACCGACATGAAGAAAGAACTAGGTGATGTACTATGGTTTGTATCAGAGATGTCGTACATGATTGGTACAAATCTTTCAGAGGTAGCAGAACTGAACGTCAAGAAATTACAGGACAGACAGAAGCGAAATACTCTAAAGGGTAGTGGCAATAACAGGTAAACTATACCGCAGGAGAGCGAAGATGAAAATATTTGATCTTGAACAAGAGATTATGAAGGCTTGGCATGTCGTAGATGACATCCAACTTCTTAATGAGAATGTCATGGAAACAGATATGTCTACTGACGATATTGCTAATGCTCTTCTTGGATTAGAAAAGCTGTACAATATGAGATTTGAAAAGGTTTTTAATACGTTTGAAGAAGTCTGCAAAGAATATCATGCAATGAGGAAACAAAATGAAAACAATCACGCTACAAGTTGAAGATGTTGACCAAATTGTTGTTAATGAGTTGAAAGATGCTTATCTGAGAAATAACAAGTTTGATAGAGTAGACTGTTCTGATACAGTTCTTGAACCAGATTATGAGTTGCTCAAAGCAATTCAGACTGTTCTAGCATACTACATGGTACATGAGGATTATGAAGAGTGGGTTAAAATGAATCCAATGGTGAAAGAAAATGACTGAAGATTACTATGAAGAAGTGCTACTCCTTCGTAAGAAGCTAGCAAAGTTTGAAAAGTTAGACAGACTGATTAAACATGGAAACCCCGAACACAGTGGTTATTTCTTCATCTGTGGTGAAGCAGGTGAGAAGGACAGCATGGGTTTGCCTGAGAAGATTATGGTTTGCCCAGCATACGGACTAGATGGATTTGCATCGTATAAGAAGGACAGAGACTACTCTGCCCCGGGCTGGTGACTATACGTGAATTACCCCCAACGCCTTCTGGCATATGTCGGATTACAATGCCGATCTGTAAGTCCAAGCGCACCATGGCAACTGAATTGACAGTTCAGCGTCTACTGACGAGTAGAAAAGGGGTTGACTTTTTTATCAAAATAAGTTAGAGCGAAGATGAAAATATTTGCAATGGTGAAAGGAAATGAATTGGAAAGTTAAAATTTATCTATCGAAAGATAAAGAGGACTGGCTTTATTTGGTAGATGAAAACACACTTGAACTAAAAGTGTTCGATGATTGGACAGATGCTCAAGTAGCAGCACACGTTTGGTCTTATTCGGACATAGAAGAAGAGAGCGAAGATAAAAATGTACACAACTTATCACTTAAAGGAGATAAATAAATGAAGATGATCGTGACAGAAATTGAGAATGAAGGTCTTGAGGCTTTGATGGGTAAACGAGTTACTCTGTTTTGCGGTGTTTATATTTACACCGGAAAGCTGGTAGGTGTGAATGACACTTGCGTTAAGTTGGAAGACGCTGGTATTGTTTACGAAACTGGTCCTTTTACTGAAAGTCATTGGAAGGACTGTCAGAAGCTACCTAACGATTGGTATGTCGCTACTCAGAGTATTGAATCGTTTGGTGTGTTGAAGTAGTCTTGTTATAGCTGATGTTCCAAACAAAGAGAATTAAGACTAAGACTAGGTCTGGGTATAGGGCTTGGTTTGGGTCTGGGTCTAGGTCTAAGTCTGTGTCTTGGTCTGGGTCTGAGTCTTGGTATAGGTCTGGGTCTGGGTCTAGGTCTAAGTCTGTGTCTTGGTCTGGGTCTGAGTCTTGGTATAGGTCTGGGTCTTGGTCTTGGTCTTGGTATAGGTCTTGGTCTGGGTCTGGGAGTAATTGATGTTCCAAACAAAGAGAATTAAGACTAGGTCTGGGTCTTGGTCTAGGTATTGGTCAGGGTCTGGGGATTGTTCTGGGTATTGGTCTTGGTATAGGTCTTGGTCTGGGGCTTGGTCTGGGTCTAAGTCTAAGGCAGGAGAGTGAAGATGAAACTATACACAACTGACAAAGACTTTGACCTGTTACATCAGGCAGTGGACAAAGCAAGAAAGAATGCAAGGGAAGTAAAAGTACCTAGACAATCTATTCTAAATGTGTTAATGGATCATGCTAACTTTATCACTGCACTCAAACAACATGGAGAAGACATTGACTATCCGAATGGAAAAGGCGATTGATCTACTTGCCAAGGTGGCAGAAGATATCACTGATCCAGTTCGTTGCTATCGTCTTGCGGCAGGTGTATGGTGCAAGCATAGTCTTGTAGGTCTTGGTGTTAATTCATACAAGACTGATCCGTTTCAAGCTAAGTATGGCAAGCATGAACATGCCATACACCTGCACGCAGAGGTAGCTGCAATCAAGAACGCAGTACGAACAGTAGGTGATGACCTGTCTAGGTGTACGATGGTTGTTGTACGTGTGAAGAGAGAACATGAACGTACAAACAAATTCAAAACAACTCTTGCAAAACCATGCAAGGGATGCTATAGATGCATCGTAGAGTTTGGTCTACGTAAAGTTTATTACACAACAGAGAAAGGACTAGAACAGTTATGATCAAGGGTAGCTTTAAGATTGACGACATTGGTGTGCAACTAGAGATGCACAACGATGGACTGTATGTTGCCTTCTATCTTGATGCAGACCATGGTGTAAAACCAGTGAAGAAAATTTCTTTTGATGATCTTGCTCTTGACTATATAGATGATACAGGTCTGATGTTCAGAGAGGAAGACATTGACTATCTGTGCTTTGAACTTGGATGTACAATACACATGCTAGAAACAAAGAGTAAGTCATTCAAACCAAAACTTAAAAAGTTATTGGAAGAAGAGTATCCTGACTCTGGCTTTACGGATACCTTCTAACATGAGAGTGTTGTCACATGATCTTAAAAATTTTGTTGACGATATCTCAAGCGGAGAACTTGTACATCTTGACCCAGTAAGAGTACGTATCTATATTCAAGGTTTGATAGACAGCGAGGAAAGAAGAATGACAGACTACAAGACAGGCGTTATTCCTAATCTTATCAAAGACTTGAATGAGTTGCTTGACTTAACGAATGACATAGAACCTTCTAGCAAGCTACAGCATGATGACCTGTTCAAACTTGCAAAGGGTATATCAAATGTGAGAGACAGAATTGTTAGGGAGTTTCTAGCATGACAACAGAACTATTTCTCTTAAAGAAAGAAGTTAAGATATTAAATGAACAACTGTACGAACAATACAAAAGAACGAAAGAACTTAAAGAACAGGTAAATTATTTAAAGGAAAAACTATCAGCAACTGAAGCTAAACTTGAAGAGATATCAGAAAGAAAGTTAAATGAATCCTATTAGAATATCTACCTATGAACTTTCCAAATCGTTTTGGAATAAAGTATTTGAACAGTCTTCATCTTGGTGTGCAGAAAGGAATGAACTGTTCGACACTATGAGGATGCTTAATGAACTTGAAAAGAAAGCACAGATACCAACAGGTTCTATTCCACCGTTCAGTTGCTTCGCTTTGTATTGTCTTGCTCGTTACTTTCAGCCAAAAAATATACTAGAGATAGGAACTTATATTGGTAAGTCTACTCTGTCCATGGCACAGGGTATTGACAGAGAGGGTGTGGAGATACATACTTGTGACGTTAACAATAACATACCATTGCCATCACATACTGCCTGTAAAATTGTACAGTACAACAAACCAAGTGAAGAGATGCTGGACAGACTACTAGATAATAGTCAATTGTCTTTTGACATGGTGAACATTGATGGACGAGTTAAGAAAAATGATATTGAAAAACTATCTAAGATTCTTAAAGAAGATGCTGTCATATGTCTCGATGACTTTGAGGGTATTGAGAAGGGCGTAGCTAACTATTCATTGATGCGTTCTTCAAACCTGTTTAACAACTACACTCTAATCTATCCACCACAAGAAAGTCTTATTGCAAGTATGCAGTTCACCGGCAACTCTACCATTGCAGTAATGATACCCGTGCACCTAATTAGTTTTGTGAGCCAATAATGAAAGCTGAACTTATAAGTTACCTTGGTACTGACTTGACCGTAGTCAATGCTGCTCGTGTGTCCTTTGATAAGGAGAGTGAATGGGAAGTAAACCATAGTGTACGTAAGGAACTGTCATCGAAGGATGCTGCACTGATCCGTTACCTTGCCAAGCATGATCACTTCACACCATTCACACATTGCATGATAACTCTACGTGAAACTGTTCCTATCTTTGTTGCAAGGCAAAGGTTCAAACATACAATAGGATTTAGTTATAACGAAGTAAGTAGACGATACGTTAATGACACGCCTGAGTTTTACACTCCAGATACGTGGAGAGGTAAAGCAGACAATGTCAAGCAAGGCAGTAGTGAGAAAACAATTGAAGGAGCGCCAGAATTAGAAGCTAAAGAAGCATATAAAAATGTAATTAAGCACTGCCAAGAGGAGTACGAATGGTTGATGGCCTTAGGTGTGTGTCCTGAACAAGCAAGGATGGTCTTGCCTCAGTCTATGTATACGAGTTATTATGTTACTGGTTCTCTCTCTGCCTTTGCCCGTGCATACAAGTTACGTATTGACAAGCACGCACAAAAAGAGATACAAGAACTGGCAGAGAGTTGGAATAACATCATCAAGGATTTATTTCCTGTATCATGGAAGGCACTAACAGATGGCAAGTAAGAAAGACATAGGAACTAAGTTGAAGTTAGAACTGAACAAGCACCAACAGACAAGCATTGGTCATTCAGCTAACACTAACCCCAAGAATAAACACAAGCGTAAGAACTGGAAGAGATACAGAGGGCAGGGTAAATGAAGAACCTCTGGGAAAAGGACAGAAAGATTATCTTTCGAGAACTGTTGACAATGTATATGCAAGAAGGGTACAACAGAAAAGAAGCAAAGAAACTAGCATCAATGGAAACAGAGGAGATTATGGCAGGTGACATGGCTTTTGTCGATGACTTACTAAACAACCAAGAGGAGTAACCACTATGAAAAAGATAGCCAAACATCGTGATCCTAACTGGCGATGGATGCGTGCACTGGGACATAAGGTTGTCAAGGACAAGACACTTTACTCACGTAAACTTAAACACAAGGATAAAAAATATGTACCGTCTGGTGAACAAGACCAACAACAAGTCTGTTGATACAGGCACACTAGACGAGATGCAGGATGTTCTTGAGTCAATAAAGTCCTTGACTACCCATCTCAAGTACGCTAACAAGTTAAGCCGCAGTCAGCGTAAGCTCACTGTGTATGGCGAAAGAAACGAAACTGTTTACAGGATTGTAAAGCTATGATAAAAACAGAGAGTCACGTAGTAAAGCGCGGTCCTTGCCCTGAGTGTACATCCAGTGATGCATGTATGACATACAGTGATGGTCATTCTTGGTGTTACAGTTGTTCAACTTACTTTAAATCAAAGGATGACAGCATGTCAGAACTTCAACAGCAACACAACACGGTACGACCTATGACCATCAATGGCCAGATCACTAGCATTCCAGACCGTAAGATTTCAGAAGCTACCTGTAAGAAGTACAACGTAAGAACAGTAAGAGATAATTCAAACAAGATCATTCAGCACTGGTATCCCTACTATGATAAGGACAACAATCATGTAGGTGACAAGGTTCGTAATCTGCCCAAGGAAATTCGAACCACTGGTAATGTAGGACAAGGTATACTCTTTGGACAAAACCTATTCAATCAGGGTGGCAAGTACGTTACCATCTGTGAGGGTGAACTTGATGCACTTGCTGCATATGAAATGCTTGGCAGTAAATGGCCTGTCCTTTCCATCAAGGACGGTGCTGCATCAGCACTACGCAACTGTAAAGCAAACCTAGAATACCTGTCTCAGTACGAGAACATTGTACTTTGCTTTGACAACGACGATGCAGGGCGTAAGGCAGCAAAGCAGGTTGCTTCTCTCTTTGAACCTAACCAATGCAAGATCGTGCACCTTGAGTACAAGGATGCATGTGAGTACATTCAGAACGGTAAGCGTGAAGAGTTTACTCGTGCATGGTGGAACGCTAAGATATATACACCTGCAGGTATTCTCAATCTTGCTGACATGGGTGACGCACTGTATGAGGAAGGTAACTACAAGACCTGTCTCTATCCTTGGCACGGTATCAACGACAAGCTATATGGTATTCGTACTGGTGAACTGGTTACGTTCACTGCAGGTACAGGTACTGGTAAGTCAAGTGTGATCAGAGAACTGATGCACCATGTTCTGAACAACACAGAAGAAAACATTGGTGTTATCTCTTTGGAAGAGAATGTACGTTCAACTATCTTTCATCTCATGTCGGTGGAAGCTAACGCTCGACTGTACATCAGGGAGATACGAGAACAGTTCAGCCGTGAAGACCTGATTACATGGCAGCAAGCAACAGTAGGTACACGTAGATTCTTTGCCTTCGATCACTTTGGTAGCATGAAGACTGACGAGATACTTGGACGTATTCGCTACATGATCAAAGCCTTGGACTGCAAGTGGATATTCCTTGATCACCTGTCCATTCTTGTGTCAGGTCTGGAGGGTGACGATGAGCGTAGAAACATTGACAACCTGATGACCAAGCTACGATCTATCGTGGAAGAGACTAACGTAGCACTGCTGCTTGTCTCTCACCTACGCAGAGGCAGTGGTGACAAGGGACATGAAGACGGCAAGGAAGTTAGCCTTGCTCATCTACGTGGATCACAATCTATTGCACAGTTGTCTGATGCAGTGGTAGCTATGGAACGTGATCAGCAATCAGATGATCCTAACATTGCCAACACTACTACCATTCGCGTGCTGAAGAACAGGTACGCAGGAGATACTGGTGTTGCATGTCATCTGTTCTTTAACAAGGACACAGGACGCTTGACAGAGGTAGACAATCTAGGCGATAATGGGGAGGAAGATAACTTAGAAGAGGCACTGTAATGGATGTAGTACTGGACATTGAAACTGATTCTCTTGACGCTACACTGGTGCACTGTATCGTAGCAAAGGACAGAGAAACAGGTAAGCATCACGTCTGGAAGGGTGATCAGTGCATTGATACATTTCCACTCTTTGCTAAACGAGTGAACAAGTTTATAATGCACAATGGGATATCGTTTGATGCACCCACTCTTAACAGACTGTTAGGTACACAGATCAAACTGTCACAGGTAGAGGACACATTGATACTGTCTCAACTAACCGATCCTGTAAGAGATAACGGTCATTCTCTTGAGGCATGGGGTGAGAAACTTCAGTTCAATAAGATTGACTTTAAAGACTTTAGCCACCTGTCTGAAGAGATGGTCACGTATTGTAAAAGAGATGTGGACATAACTGAACGGGTTTGGATTAACCTTCAACCAGACATACAAAAGATTGATCGACGTGCTATTGATCTTGAATACAAGATACGGGCGTTGGTTAGTCAGCAAGAAAGGAATGGGTTTACTCTTGATTTACAGAAAGCAACTAGCCTTATCGCACAACTACAGGACAAGTCATTTGAGTTGGAACGAGAAGTTCAAACAAGATTTATTCCTATTCCTGTGGCGATTAAAGAAATCACACCTCGTTACAAAAAAGACGGCAGTCTTTCTTCTGTGGGTCTGCGGCATATACAAGACCCAACAACAGTTGCAGGACCACACACTTCGATTGACTACCAGACATTTAACCTTGCCTCCCGTCAGCAGATCGTTAGTCGATTAGTCAAGTGTGGTTGGCAACCAGATAAGTTCACTGAAAAAGGACATGCAATCGTAGATGAATCTGTGCTTCGCGGAGTTGATATCCCTGAAGCACAGATGATTGCAGAATATCTTACATTAAAGAAACGTATTGCTCAGGTTCAGTCATGGGTTGATGCAGTACATGAGGACGGTAAAGTACATGGACAAGTTCTTACACTACGTGCTATCTCTGGTAGGATGGCACATCATTCTCCTAACATGGCACAAGTTCCTGCGTCTTACTCACCGTATGGTAAGGAGTGTAGGGAATGCTGGACTGTTGGAGATGCAGCTAATGTTCTTGTTGGTTGCGACGCTTCTTCGCTTGAGCTACGAGCATTAGCTCATTACCTTAACGATCCTTCCTTTACAAAAGAAGTTGTGGAAGGTGACATTCATACATCAAATCAAAAGGCAGCAGGACTTGATACACGTGATCAAGCTAAGACATTTATCTATGCCTTTATCTATGGTGCAGGCGCAGCAAAGATAGGACAGATCGTTGGTGGTACATCACAGGATGGTCAGCGTCTGATAGATACGTTCCTTGGTAACGTCCCTGCTCTAGCTTTGCTAAGAGAAAGGGTTGACAGGGCAAGTCAAAGAGGTTATCTTAAAGGTCTTGATGGTAGATGGTTGAAGGTTCGTAACCAACATGCAGCAGTCAATCTTCTCATTCAAGGTGCAGGTGCAGTTATCTGTAAGCAGTGGCTAGTGGAGATAAATACTCTGGTGCGTAAGCATAATGTCAATGCCAAGTTAGTTGCGTCTATTCACGATGAGTATCAGCATGAGGTATACAGACCACAGGCTGATAGATTTGGAGAGCTAACTAAACTAGCAATGAAACAAACAGAAAAGGTTTTGAAAATAAAATGTCCACTAGACAGCGAATACAAGATAGGCCAGAACTGGTCAGAAACACACTGATATATCTTGAAGATACTGAAATTAAATTGTACACTGATATAGGTCAGGCACGTTACAATAATAATAGAAAGAAAAGTGTAAAGGACACTGCTGCTAAACCAGACAAAAGTGATCCTTATAAGTTTGATATCCTTGGTGTTGCTGGAGAGTTAGCACTGTACAAAATTATTGGTGAGTATCCGAATGGTGTTATGGATATTGGTATACGTTCAATGGAGAGAGGAACTGATAAAGGAGATTTACTTATTGATGGTCTTACTGTTGACGTTAAGACAACAGATCATGTGAACGGTAGACTACTTGCTGTAAGTAATAAGTGTCTTGGAGTTATTGATCTATTTGCCTTGGTCATAAAGATATCTGATGATTACTTTATTCTAAGAGGATTTTACCCATGCCATCTGCTCATCAAGGAAGAGAACTTCAATAGAGCAGACGGTAAGCTTGTTAGACCCTGTTACAATGTAGGACAAGAGGAGTTGATGGACTATGACGAAGCAGTAAAAAAGTTACAACCACTGAAAAAAAGTGCTTGACTCTGTGAATGTGATCAGGCATACTTCGCAAATCGTTGAATGAAAAGCCACATGGTGTGGCGATTAAACCTAGAAAGGAAAACTAACATGAGTGATGTACATATTATTTCTGGCAAGGCTTATTGGGCAAGTGTAATTTCTCCCAATACAACTTACGAACCAGTATACTCTGTCGATGTTTGTTTAGATGAGGATACTAAAAGTTTGATTGAAAGCCTTGGTCTTACCGTACAGAATAAGGGCGATGATCGTGGAGACTTTGTAAAGATCAAGCGCAAGGTTTACAAGCGTGATGGTTCAGAACGTCCTTCTCCAATCGTTAAAGACTCACAGAATAATAATTGGGACGGTAGTCTTATTGGCAACGGAAGCATGGTCAATGTTAAGTTTGCTACGTATGAGTGGGAGTACAACAAGAAGAAGGGCGTAGCTTCTGACCTGATGGCTTTACAAGTCGTAGACCTTGTAGAGTACGGTGACAATAAGGATTTCTCTGCAGTAGAGGGTGGTTATACTGTAGGAAATAACTTAGATACGGGTGAAGAAATTCCGTTCTAACCGTCCCTACACACGGGGTTGTCACTTACTTAGGACAACGATTGCTGACAGGTGTGGAGAGGGACTGTCAGATTATATAACTAACTCAACAAAGGAACTAGACTATGACTAATGAAGGTAAACTACTTGGTGCACTACGTAAGCGTATGCGTGTTACACGTAAGACTGCTATCCAACATGGATGGTCAGAGAACTTAACTGCAGATATCTCACGTCTTCGTAACCGTGGGTATGACATTGCTACTGTCACTGCTAAAACACCATCAGGTGAACCGTATACTCGCTATCGTTTGGTGGGTGAACCACAAGCAGCAGCGTAATTAAAATGACAACAGCACAGAAAACAATTGATACTTTGGTAGAGGACATTTACAGTCTATTCACCAGTGATGAACCTACAAAGATTCCTGCTACTGCTCTGCAGGAACTAGCGAAGGATGTTACTGATGCTGTTGTCGATGCTCTTACTGAGGAAAGAAAGCCAAGAAATAATTTAAGGCTGTCAATGATTGGTCAACCAGCACGTAAGACATGGTACTCTGTCAGATCAACTGAACAGGAAGAACTGGCTGGTTCTGACTACATCAAGTTTCTTTATGGAGATATCCTTGAAGCACTTCTTGTCTTTCTTTCTAAAGTATCCGGACATAAAGTTACTGACCAACAGAAGCAGGTAGTATTGAATGACGTTGTTGGTCATCAGGATGCAGTAGTTGATGGTGTGCTTGTTGACTTTAAGAGTGCATCTTCCTTCTCCTTCAAGAAGTTTACTGAAGGAAAAATATTTAAGGAAGACCCGTTTGGTTATGTTGCACAGCTATCTGCATATGCTCAAGCAAACAATGTGAGGGAAGCAGGCTGGGTAGTTATCGACAAGACAACAGGAGAGATTGCTTACTGTCCTGTTCACCATATGGATATGATAAATGCAGAAGAAAAAATTAACTACTTACGACAAGCTATCGACAGTGACAAGCCACCTTCTCGCTGCTATGATGCTGTGCCTGATGGCCAGTCTGGGAATATGCGTCTGGATACTGGGTGTAATTATTGCTCTCATAAGTTTGATTGCTGGTCTGATGCGAATGGTGGCAAGGGACTACGTTCATTCCAATATGCGACGTATGTCAAACATCTAACACATGTAGAACGTGAACCTAATGTCCCAGAACTATAGATTCAGATCACGATCAGAAAGAAGAGCAGCAGACTACCTTATAAATTTAGACATTGACTTTGAGTTTGAACCACACTACATTCCGTACATGTGGATCGAGTCAAAGAAATATCTTCCTGACTTTATTCTTCCATCTGGTATTATACTAGAGGTGAAGGGTAGGTTCACACTAGAAGACAGAAAGAAACATCTTTTTCTTAGGCAGTCTAATCCTGACTTGGATGTAAGATTTGTATTCGATAACCCTAACAAGAAATTAAACAAAGGAGCAAAGACTACCTATGCAGACTGGTGTAACAAGAACGACTTTGTGTTTTGTAAACTCTCTGATGGTATTCCTGACAGTTGGCTAGATGAGAGAGGGAACAGAAAAGTTTCTGGTAGAAGTGGAAAGTCTCGTAGAAAACAAAACAACAAGTCCTGAACAGATAATGTTTCTTGGTGTTGTCTTACAGGCAATGCTTGATGCTACCAAACCAGAAAATAATAGAGAATCAATAGAATCTAAGATAGCACGTGATGCTGCAAAGGCATGGTTCTTTGCCTCTGTAGGTGTTACTGCTGAAGATTTTAGTACTGTCTGTGATATAGCAGGTGTGGATGCAGACTATGTTCGTAGCTTTGCATTCAAAGTTCTTAAATCTAAGGAGATTAAATATGTTCGTAGGCGTATCAATGCCGTCCTTACCTTTGACTAGGAGAGATACTATGGAAAGAGATGCAGAGATTACTAAGCTATACTCAGAACTTCCTAACTTTAGGTTTGATGAGTCAGAATATATAGACGAGATGCATGAATACATTTCGTCTACTTATACAGAACATTATGCCAAGGGTAAATATCAAGCCACTGATATCATCCTTGACAGTGGACATGGCGAGGGTTTTGTCATGGGTAACATATTGAAATACTGGAAAAGATATGGTAACAAGGAAGGAAAGAACAGGAAGGACTTGCTAAAGATTATCCACTATGCGATAATCATGCTTTATGTCCACGATCAAGTAACCAAGGGAGAATAAAGTATATGCCTACTTTTCGATCTAATGAAAACCCTATGTTCCGTTCCAAGTTTAGTGAAGATATCTTCAAACATAAGTACGCACACCATGGCTGTGAAACATGGTCAAGTCTAGCTTCAGTTCTTGTTGATGATGTATGCAGTCCTTATCTCAAGGAAGACGAGAAGGAACAGCTAAAGGAATACATTACTGACTTGAAGTTTATTCCCGGTGGTAGGTACTTATACTACGCTGGCCGACCTAACAAGTTCTTCAACAACTGTTACTTACTACGAGCAGAAGAAGATACACGGGAAGACTGGGCAAACCTTTCATGGAAGGCAGAGTCATGTCTGATGACAGGTGGTGGTATTGGCGTAGACTATTCTGTCTACCGTGAAGAGGGAAGAGTACTGGCAGGTACTGGCGGTCTTTCTTCTGGACCTATTCCAAAGATGTTGATGATCAACGAGATTGGCAGACGGGTTATGCAGGGTGGTAGCAGACGATCTGCTATCTATGCCAGTCTTAACTGGAAACATGCTGATGTAGAAAAGTTTCTTACCAGCAAGAACTGGTATGACATGCCCGTTGGTAACACAGGTTTTACTATCGGTCAGATAAAGGAACAAGATTTTAATTACATAGCTCCGCTGGACATGACAAACATCAGCGTGAACTACGATACTGAATGGTTAATTAACTACTGGGAGACAGGAGATGTTGGGAATACATTTAAGCAGAATGTTCGTCAAGCACTGCGCACCGCTGAACCGGGATTTTCGTTTAACTTTTTCGACAAAGAAAATGAAACACTCCGTAATGCGTGCACTGAAGTTACTTCGGAAGACGATTCGGACGTATGTAACTTAGGATCAATCAACCTTGGTAGAGTAGACAACCTTCAAGAGTTTAAGGATATCGTTACTCTAGCCACTAAGTTTCTTATGTGCGGTACATTCAAGGCAAAGCTGCCTTACGAAAAGGTATACGATGTACGTATTAAAAATCGTAGGCTTGGTCTTGGTTTGATGGGTATGCATGAGTGGTTGATCAAGCGTAGTTACAAGTACGAGGTAACACCTGAACTGCATAAGTGGTTGGGTGTATACAAGGGTATTAGTGATGAAGTTTCAAAGAAGACTGCAAGTGAGTTTGATTGCAGCACACCAGTAGCTAACCGTGCTATTGCACCAACAGGAAGCATTGGTATTCTTGCAGGTACAAGTACGGGTGTTGAACCTATCTTTGCTGTTGCTTACAAGCGACGGTACTTGAAGGGAGGCACACGTTGGCACTATCAGTATGTTGTTGACAGTGCAGCACAGGAACTGATAGACTTGTATGGTGCTAATCCTGATAAGATTGAATCTGCTCTTGATCTTGCTGAAGACTATCAGAGACGAATCAAGTTTCAGGCAGACGTACAGGACTACGTTGACATGTCTATCTCTTCAACTATTAACTTACCATCATGGGGAAGTAAACTTAACAATGAAGATACTGTTGACAGCTTTACTGATGTACTTGCTTCTTACGCTCACCGTTTACGGGGCTTTACTGTATACCCTGACGGCTGTCGTGGTGGACAGCCACTAACATCAGTACCTTATGCTGAAGCTGTGGATAAATTAGGTGAAGAGTTTGAGGAAGGACTAGAGACACATGACATTTGTGACATTACTGGACATGGAGGGAGTTGCGGAGTTTAATGCTTACGTACCACACGTATAAAGAAGTACTACCAAAAGAACTATGCAATAGTATAGTAGGTATTGCCAAGGAGTTAGACAGTCAGGAAGCTGATGTATATCAGAATGGCAATAGTGTTTTACTTAAAGAGGTAAGGAATAGCAGACTTACTTGGTTAGAAAATCCTGAACTAACTTCCATTCTACAACTGTACGCAGAGACAGCTAACAAAGAAGCTGGCTGGGACTTTCACATAAATTGTTTTGAAACTCCACAGATTTCTTTCTATGGCAAGGGACAGTTCTACGACTGGCACATGGATACTGGCGTAGAACTGCCCTCTGATCCTTACAGAAGAAAGCTGGCAGTATGCGTCACACTTAACAGTGAGTTTAAGGGTGGTGATCTACAGGTACAGAAGTGGGTGCATCCACAGAATGGAGATAGGTTTGCTACTCTTAAAGAGATGCGAAAGATTGGTAGCATTGCTGTCTTTCCTTCCTTTGTATATCATCGTATAACTAAGGTGAAGGAAGGAGAACGATGCTCTCTTGTCTGTTGGTTTAGAGGAGAAAAGTTTACTTAACTTTTTTCTTGACAACAATTGTATACTGTAGTAGTATATGCATGGTACGACCATAGTGGTGTACTTAATTAACTTGCTTAACAAGGAGATAACAATGAACTTTATCGACTACATTAATAAAAACTCTAAGACACTCCCAGACTATATGTTGGGATTTACTTTTGAAGATTTGTTCAAGCGTGTGCCAAGTAATGTTGGCGCATTTCCTCCACATGATCTGGAAAAGAATGGTAATTTTTACAAGCTAACACTTGCTGTTGCTGGTTACTCAAAAGAAAATATCAAGATTGAATTGAAGGATAGTATCCTTACTATTGTTGGAGACAGAGAAGGTGACGATAGTAAGAACTATATTGTAACAGGTATTGCGGCACGTAAGTTCCGTAAATCATTCTCTTTGTCTGACACTATGGAAGTAAGAGACGCAGGCTTAAAGGATGGTCTTCTTACTGTTACATTGGAAGAAGTTGTTCCTGAAGAAGAACAACCTAAGTTGATCGCAATAAAGTAGGCATAACAACTGGGGATACATCAAGGTGGTGGCGGTATTCGCTGATGTATCCCCTTTTTACATGGAGTATTAATGAGTTTTCTTGAACCAACTATAAAGGTAGACCTTACAACAACTACCTGTGATAACATTGTAGTAGAGATTCTAAAGAGTGTTGTCATTGATGATCTTAGTAGTGATCTTATTGAAGATGAACTAAAGTCTGCTATTCTAACTACACTAGAATACTTTATGATACCTTCAGAGTTTATTACATTCAAAGAACTTACAGAAAAGATTGCAGAGGAAGCTACTAATGAGTAGTCTTCCTACAATCTACATAGGATATGATCCAAAGGAAAAAACGTACTGTGATGTGCTTGAATACAGCATTAATAAATATACTTCTGGTCCTGTAAATATTGTACGTCTTACTCAGGATAGTGTAAGACGTTCAGGTTTGTATTGGAGAGCAGGTACTATCAAGGAAGGACAGCAGGTAGATACGTTTGACAATAAGCCTTTCTCTACTGAGTTTAGTTTCACACGTTTTCTTGTACCATTCCTTAATGTGCATCAAGGTCTTGCCCTGTTTGTTGACTGCGACATGTACTTTAGAGATGACGTTATGAAACTATTTAATATGTTCTCAGACAGAAACTTTAGTGTTGCCTGCGTCCACCACAACTATGTTCCTAAAGATACATATAAAATGGACAACCAGTTACAGCAGTCTTATTACAGAAAGAACTGGTCTAGCTTTATGCTTTGGAACTGTGCAAGTCCAGAATTAAATGAACTTACTGTAGCTGACGTTAATGTTAAGAATGGTAGCTGGCTACACTCTTTATATTGGGCAGATAAAGTAGCACAACTGGCTGAAGAGTGGAACTGGCTTGACGGTCATTCATCTGAAAGCATTGATCCTAAGTGTGTACACTTTACAACAGGAGGACCATTGTTCAGAGGATGGGATGGTAAGAGAGAGATAGACAACCACTATGCAAAAGAGTGGACTGAATTATATAAGGAGATGAGTGAACAAAATGGTTAGATTTGTAACATCATTTAGTGATAGTGGTTATGTAAGCTATGCTAAGAATATGCTAGAGTCAGTGGCTAAGTTTTGGAAGAACGATCTGAAGTTGATTGCTTACTACCATGACTGCCCTGAAGAATTAGTAGCTGACTTTCCACAGTCAGAAGTTATTGAGTATCGTAATCTAAATGATGTTCAAGACATGCTGAACTATCGAGAAAGAATGAAGGACCACGATGGTACTGAGGGTGGCAAGATGCAGTACAATTGGCGCATGGATGCTATCAAGTGGTCACACAAAGTATATGCCATGACTGACCTGTCCCTAGAGATTGGTGACAAGGAAGCAAAGGGTGGCTGGATGATCTGGTTGGACGCAGATACAGTAACCACAAAAGCATTCTGTAAAAAGAAACTGATGAAGATTGTTCCAGAGAAGTGTGAATTGGTTTACTTGGGAAGACAGGATACAGACTACAGTGAAACTTCCTTTGTTGCATTTAACCTTGACTATCAGTCACCACACTATCTGCTTGCTGATCTGAGGGGATGCTATGATATTGGTGAGGTAGTATCGTATCGTGAATGGCATGATGGATTTATCTTTGAACGTCTTCTAAAAATATACCTTGCTCATGGAATGAAGGCACACAATCTCACACCAAATGTTACTGGATTAGCTGCCTTTGCCAACTCACCACTGTCACAATACATGGTACACTACAAGGGTAATTTAAAGCAGCAGCTATCTAAGGAAGAAGTTACACCTGATGTTAATCTTCCTCGCTACCGTCAGCTTGCTGATCTGGTACGTACATATGCTACTGATAGTATCGTTGAGGTAGGTACATGGAATGGTGGACGTGCTATTGAAATGTCCCTTGCTGCATTTGAGAAGACTGACACACTACACTACACAGGCTTTGATCTATTTGAAGATGCAACAACAGAGACAGACGAGCTAGAGTTTAACGGTAAAGCACACAATGCTATGGAAGCTGTGACAAAACGTCTAACAGAATTTGCAGAGAAGATGAAAGAGAAGGACAAGACGTTTACCTTTGACTTATACAAGGGTGACAGCAAGAAGACACTAAAGAAACACCGCAGTAAGTTAAAGAATGTATCCTTTGCATTCATTGATGGAGGTAACAGCGAGGAAACAAAGAAGGCAGACTATGACAACCTTGACCATGTTCCTGTTATTGTCTTTAATAATTTCTTTTCCAAAGATCAGGAAGGAAAGATTGTTGACGAGAAACATCAGACGGTAAACCGTTTTGTAAAGTCTTTAAACGGTAAACGTATTACAGTTCTTCCTTCACAGGACAGAGTAAAAGAGGGTGGGCATACTCATCTAGCTGTACTACTTAATGGTGATGACGTACCTGATTTACCTGTAGAGTTTAGGCGTGTACCTATTGTAGTTCAGCCACGTGACTCTGTACCAAAGGATAACATCGTTGACAATATCAATAAGAATGTAGAACTTATTAACAGTTGGGACATGATTCGTAACTGTCATGTGCATGACGAACATGCTATCATTGTATCTGGTGGATCATCCGTTGACTTTAAGAAACTAAAGAAGCTACAAAAGAAAACAAATGGACGAATTGTCTGTGTAAAACACAGCTATCCAAAGTTGCTCAAGGCTGGTATAAAACCATGGGCATGTGTTATACTAGACCCTCGACCTATTGAAGGTGAAAGTACGCACGGTGTTGTACGATCTACTTTGTTTGAGACAGTTGATCCAAGCACCATGTTCTTTGTTGCGTCAATGACTGATCCTTCAGTGACAGAGTTGTTGTTATCAAAGACTAATCAGGTGTATGGCTGGCACGCTTACTCACAGGCAGTAGCTAATACAGTTAAGAATCAGAAGGGTAAGAGTCTAAAGATAAACGAGAACCTAAATGTACCTGAAGACACTACGTTTGTTAATGGTGGTACTTGTGCAGCAATGAGAGCAATAGGCATGATGCATATATTTGGCTTTAGAAACTTTCATCTGTTTGGTTTTGACTGTTCATTCCCTGATGAGACAGCTATTGATCTGAAAGAAAAGTTAGAAGACGGTAGAAACAAGTACATGAAGGTAGAGACAAACGGTTCAGAGTTTTGGACTACTGGTGAACTTCTTGCTATGGCACAGGATTGCGAAAAGTTATTTGATAATGACTCTATTGAAATGAATGTGTTCATGTATGGAGAAAATACTCTTGTCTCTGAGGTATATAAAACCTCAAAGCAGGCAGATAAAGTTTACTACATTGATTTAATTACAAAGCAAGCAGCTTAAAGGAGATAAATAAATGATTGAACTTCTTACAAATAACTCAGATGTTATTATCAGTACAGTCACAGGCATTATTACAGTAGCTAGCCTTATCATTGCAGGAACTAAAACTCCTGATCCTGACACACTTCTAGGCAAGCTATATAAAGTAGTAGAGTTTCTAAGTCTTACTATCGGCAAGGCTAAGGAAACAGGAAAGCCTGAAGAAGTTAAGGCTGAGTAATGCTTTCTCTCTTTTCTTCTGTTCTAAATATCTTTACCAAGATACTTCCCTTGATCTTTGCATTCAAGGCAGGAAGAGATAATGCACAGAAAAAGGAACTAGAGCAGGCAGTAAAGAACACACAGGAAAGAAACAAAATTGAGAACGAAGTTAGTCGTATGTCTGACGATGTTGTTATTAAGCGGTTGCGCAAGCGTTGGAGGAGAGGCAGCGTACTGTAGTTGGTCATCTCCAATTATGATCAGTGATGCTGACTCTCTTTCTAACGATACTGCTCGTCAGATACTAAGCCATAACCTTACATGGGAAAAGTTTTGTAAATGAAGGAACTTAATCTAAAGCAGGAGAAGTTCTGCCAAGCCTATGTGATGTACCGTAATGCTACTGAAGCTGCTAAAGCTGCAGGATATTCAGATGTATCTGCACATACACAGGGTCATAGACTAAAGCAACGACCTGAGATTAATGAGCGTATTGAGGAACTTGAGAAGGAACTTGAGACACGCATTGATGTTATTGCAGAGGTAGAAAATCAATACAATTATGCTAAGAGTGCAGGACATACCAACAGTGCAATCAAGGCACTAGAGGTACTGTCCCGCATTCGTTCTACAAAAGAAGAAGAAGCTGTTAAATCTATTGCTGAACTAGAACAAGAGATAGTTAATAGCTTAGAGATATTGGGAGAAGACAGAGCATCTAAGATGTTTCTTAAATGCTCTTGGTTTACTTCTGTGGAGAATGAGGATTACTTTGAAGATGATTGCTAGTTAGTTCATCTATGAAAGGGTGACGACCATTATGCATATGTTGCAAAGTTAGTACATCTTTTTGTAAACTTTTAATTTGCTCTTGAATTTCCCCACGTCTTGAATTTTCTTTTGCAAGATTATCTGGGCTGAGAATATCTGATAAAACTTTTATCTGTTGTCTTAACACTGCTACATTATTCTCTGCTATATCCAGTTCTCTATTAACCTCATCCACAGCACTTTTAATTTCTTCTTGTGTTGCCTTCAGTGTATTAACTTGTGCACGCACCAATGCCCATGCACCAGACAGTGATGCAACTACTGCTCCAACTTGAAACAGAAACTGCGCATCCATTTCCATTAGTTAGAAACATTCTTAATATAGATAACAGAAAAGTCAGCAGACACAAGATTGTTTGACCCTGAACTAGCTGCTCTCATCTCAAGGTCAGTCTTTTCCTGTACTTCAATTGGATATTTAAGAACAAAGTCTGCTACACCACCAGCCCCAATAGTTTGTTTTATCATAGTTCTAAATACACCACCAAAATTTCTTTGT